AGGACCGCCAGCCCGATCGGCCCAGTGAGAATGGCGAGAAGCAATGGCCAGTTCGTGCTGATCCAGTTCCACACACCCATGACGATTTCCTTGACCGTGTTGAAGGCTGTCGTCACTACGGTGCGGAACGTCTCGCTGTTGTTCCAGGCGTAGACGAGACCGGCAGCCAGAGCTGCGACGGCGACGACGACGAGGCCGATCGGGTTCATCGACATCACGAGGTTGAGCGCTGCCTGAGCAGCAGCGATAGTCTTGAGTATTGAGCTGACGACCTTGAATGCGATGAAGCCTGCGAGCAGTGCAGCCAGAATAGGCTGAAGTGTCTCTCCGTTCTCTGCCACCCACTCCAACCCCGTAGCGAGAAGCTCGATCGGCCGGATCCCCTCGGGGATGAGCTCGTTGAACTGAGTCAGTACCGGCAGGACCATGTCGGTCCAAATGGTCCCGAGCGACTCGAAGATCGACTGAAGAGCTTCAATAGTGCCGGTGAGAAGGTCGCCGGTACCGGCCATCCCGTCCATCTTCTCAGCGACGCCGACGATCCCGTCTGTCTTGAAGGTGTCTACGAAGCTGCCGCCAACTTCCTTTACGGCTCCTATGACGCTCCTGAACCTGTCTCCGAGCGCTGGCAGCCACTCTGAGGAGCTGTCTACGAACGCTGACAACCTGTCGTGTACAGCCTGAATCCCGCCGTTGACACCGGGAGTGAACTCTGTTACGATGCTCTCCTGAAGCGTTCCGAACAGGTGCTTGGTTCTTTCGATGAGTCCTTCAGTCGTACCGCCGAAGGCTTCTGCGCTTCCACCAAACTGAGTCTCGAGCTCGGAGAGAATCATCTTCTGTGCGCCGAGCATGTCGCCCGACTCCTGCATCGTCTTGATCTGGTCTTTCTGCTCCTGTGTGAACGACACGCCTGCCCTGCTGAGAGCACCAACACCCCTGATCGGGTCGTTGAGAGCCTTTCCGAGTTGGAGTGCGGCTCCGGATGCGTCCGTACCCAGAGCCGTGGACATGTCAACCATGGCTCTCGTGGTCTGGTCGAAGATGTCGTTCCCTGCGCCTGCCTCGTTCTTGATCTTGGTGAACGTGAGGAGGAGGTTCTGACCTTCTGTGATAGACTCGGCTTCGACACCGGTCATCGCCTCGATGCTTCCAGCCATCGAATCGATCTGCGACCGAGTCACGTTCGCAGCGCCACCGGTAGAAGCGAGAACCGAGTTGGTCTGAGCCCCGATCGTCTCGATCCGCTTCAGGCTGTTGAAGCCCTGAATGCCGAAGGCGACGATCGCACCTGTCGCTGCGGCGATCGCAACCGCTCCGACTTTCGCCACGCTGCCGATGCCGCCAAGACCTTTCTTTAGCATCCCCGAGCTGGAGCCCATCTGGCGCATTTCCCGGCCAGACTTCTTTGCTTTGTCGCCGATGTCGTCGATGTCTCTCGCAGCCTTGTTGGCGTCAGTGCTGAACTGCTTGCGGTCCTTGAGGCTTAGGCGTGCGCCAATCTCTTCTACAGCCATGTCGGCTCACACCTCCTCTTTCTACTTTTTGCCTCCGAATGCTCTGGCGACGCCATTCTGCATTGCGGCTTGCATGTTCTTCCAGTGGTTCTTCTCCCGCTCAGCTCGACGCTCGGCTGCCTCCCGGAGGATCTCTTTGCCGACCAACCGGTCGACACCCTCGAGGTTCAGGTAGCTGATAGGGTCCCATCCACACTCAAGGGCGAGCGCTCCATCCTGAACCGCAGCTCGGAAGCGCCCGCTCGTTATTCCCCCAGCACTGCCTCATCAGCCTCCGTCTCACGGTAGCCGCTGAACTTGATGAGCTCAGTGGAAGCTGAGATGATGTCGCCTTCGGTGATGAAGAGCGTTCGCAGAACCTGGCGAGCGGTGGGTGTCTTTCCACCCGACCCCTCGACACCGAGGTTCTCTGCGAGGTCTTTGTCGAACAGAGTGGGTTCGCCGTCTTCGTCACCCGGGCGAAGGCTGTACTCTTTGCCGTCGAGGAGAGCCACGACGCCGGCACAACCACGGATCAAGATGTCTGCGTTGGCGTCGACCTCGACTTCCCCCTTCTTGTCCCCGTTGGCCTTCTCGACCCGAGTCTGGGCGAGTCGGATGAAGCTGTGCTCCACCGGCTTGTACAGAACCACGATCGTGGGGTTGTCCCAGCGGGGAACGGGGAGCCGGAGAACCTGCTCCTCGAGTACCTGCTGACGCCGCTCCTTCAAGCTCGACAAGATCGATGGGGAACCTCCCCTTGAGACCTCGTCGGAGCCGACACGCTCCTCGAATTCGGACATTGTTACGCCACGCTTCCTTCCGTACTGATCTCGATCTCCCAGGTGAGAGCGTCGCTGCTGTTGCTGTCTGCGCCTCCAGGCATCACTGCCTTGAGAACACCCCGATACGTGAGCGGACGACCCCAAGGGTTGCCGTCACTGTCGAGTGGTTGCCGGCTCACGATGCACTTGGAACGACCGGTCTTGTTCATCAGGTTCCGCATGTAGTCCCAGTCCGAGCGAGCCATCAGACGGGAGAGCGTCAGGTTGCCGATGGAGCGGGAACCGCCCAGGGAGATCTCCGGCTGCATGCCACCCGGCTTGTACTTCGTCTCCTCGCTGTCCGATTCACCCCCGTCCAGCGTGTCCCAAACCCCAAGGGGTCGACCGTCGATGGTGACGGTGTTGCTCCATTGATCTTGCCTCATGTCAACTCCTCTGTGACTGGGATCTTGACGAACTCCATGTACACGACCTCGGCGAACTCGCTCATCCGCAAGCCTACGACGGCGGAAAGGCGACGCTCTGCGAGACGCTCGACGGTGTTCACGGTGGTTCCGGTATCCACGACGAAGGCGTCGTCAGGCGAGTCGCCGAACAGTGCTCCGAGGTTGTAGTATCCGAGAAGCAGTCCAGTGAGAACACCGTTGTACTCAGCGATCTTCGTCTGGGTGATCTGGCTGAAGACGAAAGACTCAGCTGCTTCATCGGCTTCGGACTGGATCGCCATTCGGAGCCGAGAGTTGGCTGCGCTCAACCATCCTGCCTCGGGTCCGTTCGGAGCGACCAGAGTGCGGTAACCATACAGTCGCTGCACTCCGCCAACCTCTCGGAAGACGTTGACTCCGGCGAGATTGAGAACGCCTCGAGTTGCGTCACTCCAGGCAGGGTGGGAAACACCCAGGCTGAACCGAGCGATCCCATTCACCCCGGCAGCAGGATCGTTCGGATTGCCGGTGACGACGTCCTGAGCAGCCATGAGAGCCGAAACGACGGAGGTCGGCGGCACCACCCGAGTTGTTCCCGGTGTGACGCCGGGGATCAGGTGCCAACCTTCGACGAGGAAGGAGCGGGACTCCTGGGCGTCCGTCACATCTGCTCGGATAGAGTCTGCAGCAGCGGTGAGGGTGGAGACGGTGGCTGTGTCGGGAGCGTCCAGCAGTGCGAACCGGTTGTTCGCTTCGGCGTGAAGAATCACGCCGATGTGTGCTGCCAACGTGGTGGCCCCTGGGATCGAGACCTGGCCAGGACCGGCAGCTGCTGGGATGAGGTTCAGAGCGGCGATCCGGTGCGTGTCAGTGACGGAAGCTCGGTCGTCGTCTCCACCTGCCAAGTCCACTTCGGACGACGTCACTGGGACAACCGAACCGATTGCACGGACCCGGATGTGTGGGTCGTTGCTCGCCCAAGTGACAGCGTCCGTCGGCAGGGTCAAGGGTGGCGAGGAACGGAGCAAGACTCCGTCGTCGAAGACGCTCAAGACGAACGTGGATCCGGTCAAGGTGGCGCTGACGGAGAACGTGGAGGTTCCCTGTCCGACACTATCCACAGCGAGGCTCGCAGCGGCAGCTGCTCCCGGCAGGTTGACCGTCGCTCTGGTGGCGGCAGGACCGACGATACGGATCATGTTGACGGCGACACCCCCGCTACGGAAGTACGTCTCGACGGTGTCACGCATTCCGTACGCCACCCTTGAGCCGAAGTGCTTGTCGTAGTCACTGAGACTGCGGAGCAAGCGTGGTGAGTCTGTCGGTCCACGCTCAGCAAGGGCTGCGATATGCCAGGTCCCCGTCTGAGCGGTTCCCCCTCGGCTTGGTGGTGCAGCTCGGCTGACGATCTGCGTTCCAGGAATCGTCATGAGTTCTTGTCCTCTCCGGTGGTGTCGTCAGGAGCATCCTTGGCCGGACGGCTGGACTGTCCCTTTCGAGCTACGGCTTCTTCGACGACCAGAGCGAAGCCCTGGTCGATCACCGCAGCATTGTGTGGGTGTTCGGTGTTGACATCTTCTGCCTCTTCGCCGGGAGCAAGCGTGCGCCCATCGTCAAGATCGATCGAGTGACCTGTCACGTTCAAGACCTTTGCCACGTCATACTCCTTCGATTGTTGCGTCGACCTGGACAAAGGTAGCTCGTTGTGCGGGGTCAGGGATCGGATCAACAGGAGAAACGTCCGGTCCTTCGCTCGGCATGACGGCTCCTTGAACCTCGACGGCGAACTGGACACTGCCCGCAGCCAGGGTACGGAGCATGTCGTTTGGTAGATCGTCGTAACGCTCCCCGAGCCAGTCAGTCGCAGAAGCGAAACCGCCCAGGCTTGAGTTCTGCACGACGGCGCTCCGCACCGCTGCTGCGTACAACTCGGCAAGAGTGAAGGTGCTTTCTCGGTCCTGCCCCGAGACGACGCAACCGACACTGACTGCCCAAGTAGCGATGGCTTTGCCACCCCGCTTCTCCGGTTCACCTAAGAGACCGGGTGCAACGATCACGCAAGAAGGCATCTGGTGCTCTTCATACTTTCCGTCTGGCATTTCGAGCGCACTCACCCAGGAACGGAACAGTGGCATGGTGGCGGGGTCGAACCCTTCCGACCGAGACACTTCAGCGATGTAGCTCGGGAACCAGAGCTGTAGGTGGTTCTGCATGGCGAGGCGAACACCCCTGCCGGTGATGATGGTCCCGAAGATGCTCATCGGCGGAAGGCTCCGCCGTCAACAAGGTGGCGTTGGAGAGTCTTGAGTATGTCGTTGCGGACAGAGTTGTCGAACTGGAACGGACGACGGCGAGGCAGCCTGCCCCCGCCGTGTTGGTGATAGGGTCCATATGGGACCTTCGAGCCGATGAACATCTCGTCTCCCGAAGAACGGAACACGTGGTCGGCGTGACCCTTCTTCGTGAGCGACTTCCGCAAGCGGAGAGTGGCGTGGAGGATGCGAGGGTCGAGTCCTCTGGATGCCTTGTACTGTTTGGTCGACGGAGCCAGAGGCTTCCACCCGCCACTGTACGCTGCGCCTTGAGAGGAGAACTGCTTCTCCTCGGTCTCGAGGATCATATCACGAATCTCCTCGAAAGCACCCCTCATGTCCATGGCGTTGTCGCCCACACGAAGGATCTCCCGAGAGAACTGCTTCTCACCAAACGTGTCGAGGTCTAGCCTCACTGGAACGGTCCCCCGTTATATGGGATGACGTAGCCTCCTGGGACGGGTCCGAGGAGGACGTCTAAGGTGTTTGCCCGTGGAAAGGCGTAAGACGGAGGAGAAGGCTCTCCAGGGGCCTGTCCGGTGACCGAGACGGCGAGCCTCAGGTTCTTTATCGACTCGGTGTACAGATCTCGAAGCTGCTCATAGGGACTGCGTCCTGTGGCAACCTGCTCTGGGAAGTACGAGAGCTCTGTGAGCATCGCTGCTCGGTACGAGACGACAGCTGCAGCCTGAGCCCAGAAGCCTTCCAAGAGGTCGACCCCGACCACCGACGACACGTCCCCCAACGATGTGTTGATGAGGTGGGAGACTTGAGTGTCGGTTGGCCGGGTGTCTCCAGTGAAGGTGCCGACCTCGTTGCCCTGCGTGTCCCGAGTACGAGCACGCAGCAGCGACCCCACGGCGTCAACGCCAACGGGCCAGTCCGAGGTCGGCACAGGCTCTTACTGGCTGAAGCCAGCAGCTGCCTCGGCTGCCCGGACGATGGACACTCGGACGTCTTCCTTCTTGGCTTCGGAACGACGTCCCTCAGCCTCGAGGATCAGGCCGGCAGAACGAGGGTTCTCCGAGATATAGTCGGCGACTTCCTTGACATTGCCTTCCACGATGAGGTCGGCATCTTCGTCGGTGAGCGGACCACCGCTGAGCTCCTGAGTTTCGCTCGGTGGCCCGATGAGCTCCGCAGCGTCAGCCTGCGCCTGAGCTTCGGCGTCAGCCTGCGCCTGAGCTTCGGCTTCGGCCAGAGCCTGAGCTTCGTCAGCGATCTCGAGGAGCCCACCAAGGTGCAGGTTCTGCTCCTCGAAACGCTCCTTGATCGAAGCGTGTGCGGACTCGATACGAGAAGCCATGACGGGACGCTCACGAACGAGCGCCTCAACTTCTTCGTTTGTTGCACCCATCACCCAGTTGGTGATCTCGGAGTCGGAAGCGACGTCGGACAAGGTGGACATGACACCCGGTCGCTCCAGGCTTTCGTCTGGAGCGACCGTCGCACCAAGCTCGTCCAGTCGCTCGACCTGGTCGTCGGGGATGTCGACAACCTGGTTCCGGAACGCTGTCTCGAAGTTGATCTTGCCACCCTTGTTCGTGCTGTACTGAACGAGAGCGTGCCGGATCTTGCGCTTGGCCATCTCAGTGACCGGTCGACCGAACGACTGCGAACGGGTTGTTGACGAACATGACCGGGCGGACTGAGCTCTGGACCCAGGTTCGCTCGGTCCCAGCTTCACGCCAGGACTCGGTCGTCAACGGCTGCTCGAGCCGCATCTCGCCAAGCTGACCACTGGCGACGTAGAAGACAGTGCCGACGGCGATGCGGTTGGAGGCATACGCCTCGCTGTATCCGTTGTCCTCGAGCATCTGCTGGAGGTTGCCGCCGTAGAACAGTCGCATCTCGTTGAGCTGGACCGGGTTCATGAGGGCGGTGTCGTACATGACACCGAGCTCACGCTGGTCAGCGAGGAGCTGCGCACGAGCCAGGTCAGCGCCTGGGGTGGCGGCAGGAGCCGAGGGGCTCGAGCCGTTCGGGATCGCAGCACTCCAGTCGTTGCCGACGAACTCCGAATTACCGGAGTTGGCGGCGATGGCTGCCGCCAGGACCTCGATCGAACGAGCGTTCAGCTTGCGAACGAGCGTGTTCGCAAGCTTGATGTTCTCGTTCCGGAACGCTGACTGGTCGTTGCGGTCTCGAGCCTCGTCGGTGAAGAAGTACTTCCCACCGAACTTCTCGACCTCGGCGACACGAGGAGCACGACGGCTGCTCGTGACGATGGGGAACTCACTGCCAGGGGCAATGGGTTCGACGTCTCGGTCGAGGAACAGCTCGTTCTCGGTGAGGAGGTCGAACACGACCGCACCACCGGTGACGCCACCTTCGCTCGTGAAGAGCCGGTCCAGCACGAACCGCTGCAGGGTGAGGTCCTGCAGGAAGGACGTGATTCGGGTCGGCTGCTGCAGCATCGTGTCGACGGTGATCGTGTCGCCGGTGACGGTCGGTGCAGCGAGCGGGTGGGCAACCGGATTCGGTGAACTACCGGCGAAGACCGGCGTGGGGTTGGGGTTGGTATGCATTGTTCCCGGCCTCCTCAGGCAGTGTGGTGGGCGAGTTGGATCATGGCGTATGCCTCGTCGGCAGCACCAGTGATGACGATTCCGCAAGCACGTGCGTCTCCCGCTGCGACTACGGCGTGACCGCTGGCGTCGGGGGTGACCGAAACGCCAGCTGCCAGAACCGCACCCGCCAAGATCGGGACGATGTGTCCGGACGGGACGGTGACGACAGTGACCTTGCCGCCGATGGGAGCGTCCCAACATGCGACGCCGAACACCTTGCCGCCAGCACCTGCCGGAGCGATGGTGTAGGTGCCGTCTGCGTTGGCGTTGCCGGAGATGACGACGAGCGTCATACCCACGACAGCTGTGGAAGGCGTGCAGGTGACCCGCTCGCCGTCTTCCTTGAAGGGGATGAGGTCGTTTGCCATCAGTCCTGGACCACTTTCACTCGGTCGCCGAGCGTCTTGCGCCCAGCGTCAACTGTCCGCTGCCACCCGGATGGGTATGCAGTGTGCTCAGCCGCTGCTGCGACTTCGCTTCCCTGCTCGCCAACCTCGGCGACCGGGATGATTCCCGGCTCCATGGTGGTGATGAGGGCCTTGGTGCCGACGGGGTCGGCGGAGAGGAGCACTTCGTAGTGGGCTCGGCGACCCAGGGGGAACTTGCCGGCTCGGATGGCACCGTCGAGGATGGTGTCCCGGTCGGTCTGCTCCTGTCGCTTCACAAGACCGCTGGCCGCAGCGACGCCGGTTCGCATCTCCTCGAGAGTGGAAGCATCCACGAGGACCATGCCTTCGGGGATGACGACAGCGTCAGGCGCTTCGGCTTCTGGCACTTCGACAGCAGGGATCTCGAGCGCCGGCACGATGGTGTCGTCGGACTCCGACTCACCTTCCTGCGGACCACTGAGGATCGCTGCTGAGATCTGCTCACGTGTGGCGTCGGGCGCAAGGCCCAAAGCTGCGAGCTCCTCTTCGGTCAGCATTGATTCGTTCTCCTCCGGATTGGGGGTGGTTGGTGTTTCGTCGGCCAGCGTAGCGCTAACCTCGGGGTCGGGACGAGAAGTCCGACCGGACTCCTCCGGTGTGGTATGCGAAGCAGCGAGAACCTGCCCTGCCTCCGAGACTGCGACGGGGTCCCCCGACGCTGCGACATACTGGACCTTGACCTCCGCCGCCTCGCCGAAGGTGATCTCGTCGTTGGCGCCAACGGTAACGGGAACTTCGTAGAGTCCACCTTCGTCGTCGTCCACGATCAAGGTCATGGGGTTGACGCGGACCTCACGGATCCACCACCACATCTGACTTGATTCGGCGTTGTCGTAGTATGCGTGGCGGACAGTATCCAAACTGACCGACGCCTGGATGGCAGAGGAAGCCTCGACGTCCTCTTTCTTGCGGAGCCAGTTCGGCATGTCGTCAACCTTTCTTGCTCGGAAGAAGGAACTAGATGCGATGATCTCTTCCACATCTTCCACTGGAAACATGGGTGGCGGAGTTGCCCCCCACAGGGCCTGGATGTCCTCGAGAGTGTCGATTGCTGGGTAGCTGTCGCCCAGCAGCGCCACTCCAGTGAGGATCATTTCCCAGGTGTTGCCGGTCCGGGTCGTGACATCGAACTGACCTTCGATGGACCGGCGTGGGTATGCGGTGAACATGACCTGAGCGAGCCAGAGAGGCACTGCGACGAGGTCACCCACCAGGGTCTGGTCGTTGTTCGCCAGACGAAGATTGTTGATGCGACCCAGCGAAGGCTGACCGTCGAACCGAGGGTCGACGTGGCCGAGCTTCACCACCGGCGTGCGCAGGGACGGGTCTTCCTGGCTGGCGATGCAGGAAACGAGGTCCTCCATGGTGAAGGTGAAGACACCGGTCGAGGTCTCCCAGTCAGAGCCGACCTCGAGAAGCTCCACGTTGGGAACGGTAACGAGAGAAGGCTGCACGGTATCAGCTGCCGCTCGGATGATGCGTTCGTTCTTCACAGTCAAGAGGCCAAGGGTAGCCTTGAGAACTGAATACGCTCGACACCCATCATTCGTCGTCCTCTTCAACCCACGTGATCTCTCCGTCTTCTGCGACCAAGCGTTCGGCAAGAAGTGTGAGCTCCTGCTCTTCTTCGTCTGTCATGAAACGACCTCTGTTTGTATGGTTCTAGTTTCAGGGTCTACCCCTGTGATACGATACCTGTTCCCTCGAGGGAGAAGGATCTCTGATTCTGTGTTGACCGACCCCGGCTGCAAGGGACCAACGTCCAGTGCGGAAGACCCGGAAGGTACCTTTATCTCCATGAGGAACCCAGGCGTGTCGACGTTTCCTGCGCCGTCGGTGAATACCTGGGCGACGCTCCTGTCCGTTGTCGTAGAAACGAATCCGAAGTCGTCGAATTCCCGACCAACGAGGTCTTCTTTCAGCCTCCAGTTTCCGTTCGCATCGAACACTGGGTCTAGTCTTGGGTCGTCGATGCCGGGTGTCCTCTCGCTGTGGAAGAACGAACTGTCTCCAGAACCTCGGTAGACGGTAAGATCTTCAGGAGTCTTACTCCTCGAAAGAAGGTTGTCCAGAAGGACGTCGTCTTCGCTAGGTGCTCCGCCAGAACGCAAGTTCCTGTTCCTCTTCTTGTACCCGAAACCAGTGTACCTGTTGAGACTAGCAACCTCAGCTTCGGAAGCGTCTTCAAACGATATGAACTCTGGATCTGGCAACGGCTCTGGCTCCGGCTCACCGGCTTCTTCATATATGGCGACCAGGGTGCCCCGGCAACGGGGTCCTCCCAGGCAGTCCTTGTGGCCACCGGTCGGATAGTCCTTCTCCGCTTCGGTGATGTCGACGTACTTCTTGCCGTCGATCTCTGCGCAAACTTCGCAGGTGTTTTTGTCCATCAGCTCGCTGGCGTAGATGACGGCAGGCTTCTCTTTGAAGACTTCCCTGCGACCTGTGTTCTGGGCTTGCGTCATGGCCCCGCCGAGCATGTCCCGAAGGTATGCATCGCTCAGACCCTCCAGGTGCGCCCTGACGGAATCGGCTGCTACGTCAGCGGTAACGCCAGCACCCAAGTTCACAGCGGCTCGAGAAGCGCTATCAGCAATGCCTCGGGAGAGCAGGTTGGCGGTGGCCTCAGCCCTGGCTTCCAGTAGCGGCTGGACATTGGTGGCTATGTTGACGGTTCCGATCTTGACTCCCTGCGCAAGAGCTTCTTTCTTCGCTCCGACGACGGAGTCCTCCGCCAGCTCCATCATGCTGCCTTTCAACATGTCCTGCCCAAGCGGTGTGGCGCTGAGGCGAGACAGTGAGACAAGGTCGTCTACATCGACAGCTGAACGAACCTGCCCCACCAGCTCGTCGATCTGGAGTGCTTGAACATTGGTTCGCCAAGCGGACACGAGATCGTCGGTGGAGTTCTTCCATGTGTCCTGCAATATCTCGAAGTCGGTGCCAGCGGCGAGCTCGATCTTGTTCGGTCCCCGGTGTCCGACAGTGAAGGCTTCAGCCGTCTGCTTGCTTCCGCAGACGGCGTGTCCTTTTCCCGGGGTGACTGCAGTAGCAGCCTTCACAGATGCTCGGATCTTACCTTTCGACATGGTGGGGTTCCGAGCGGCGAGGAACGATTCAACCTGTGCGATCGTGGGCGCTGGCCCGAGCATCCCCAGTAGCTCTCTCGCCTCCTCCGTGGACATGATGCCGGACTGTACCAGGGCAGGGAGACCGACGCTGGAGAACGGCGAGGAAGCGGCGCTCGCAACACTCTCGTCAGTGTCGTCGACCTCGGCGAGCTCTGGCAGGCGGGTGCGTTGCCGGACAGCTCGCTCAGTCTCGGTGTCCATCACGATGACGCCGGACGAAACCATGGAGACAAGTTCGGCGATGGCGAGGGTCTGCTCTCCCTGAGGGTACGACCACTCCAGGAGCGGAGCCTGCTCGTCCTCGCTCCAGTTCCAGTCGACCATGTCGTTGATGACGTGCTCGTTCGTCGTGTCTCGGTACCAGTTCGCCACAGCCTCGACGAGCATTTGGAAGAAGTCAGCGAAGGTCTCGCCCAGGGCACGGCTGCCGGTCTGGGTCTGGCCAAGCTGCACCACCATTGCCATGAACGATCGGGCCATGCTCTCGTCGTAGTACCGAATGGACGCCATGACGTCGGGCAGGGTTCCTCGGATGCCTTCGATACCGACGGTGGCTCCGTGTTCCAGCCCGACCCCGCCATGCTCGCTCGCACGGATGGATTGCGCCAGCTTGGCGTACTCGTTGGGGTCGCCTCCAGGAGGAGCGGTCGCCGTGGGGATGCCGATGCCGAAGCGCTCGTTCTTCATCGAGTCGACCCGGAGTGCTCGGTCCTTCAGGAGCCAGTCCCGGTACAAGGGACGAAGCATGCTCCGCCCATACCAGTTCGCTCCCTCACGCTTCCACACGTAGGCAGAGAGCGCTGTGACGGGGATCTGAGGCGACCCACTCCCGAGGAACGACAGTCCCTGGGTTCGGGTCGCAGCTGGCCGGTACCCATACTGCGTGATGCCGGCCAACCCACCGTCCTTCGAGATGTGGATGCGATCGATCGACCCCGGCATGCGAGGAGCCAGCTTGCGCAGACGCCAACCGTCAGTGGCGAGGTCGAAGTTCTCCGTGTCTGGGACCTGCTCGAAGAACATGTGTCCATACCACATCGCCAACAGTGCGTGCTCGAGGTGGTCACGGTGCTTGAAGCGACGGCGAGAACGAGGAGACGGGTCGTTGTTGCCCTTGATGGGGATGCCGAGGTCGGTGCTGATCTGCTGCACGACCTCGTCGCTCGCTCCGTTGGGATTGAGCATCCACTCCATGCGCATCACCGGCATGACGACGGAGTTACACAAGCTGTCGACTTGGGCGTCCACTCGCATCCGGTTGACGGTGGCGACTCGTTGTGCACCCAGCCAGGCCGAAGGCTCAGTGGCGTCGGCGCTGTTCATCGTGAAGGAACCCCAACCGGGGAGCGCCTCTACGCTGCCGAGCTCTCTGGTTGGTGCTGTCGCCACTCTGCTCTCCTCGTTACCAGTTCATACTCATGACATCGCCCGTGATCATTCGATCAACGCGATGTTGGACAAGCTGCTCCTCCGGCATGTCGGGAGCCAATGCGTAGGCTAGCGCATCCCCTCGGTCGGGACTAGATACCCCTCTCCCCTTCATCTCGTCTTTGCTCTCGACGACGATCTGGCCGTGGCTGTTGAGCTTGTACTTGACGTTGGAGAGCTGAGCCAGTAGGTCATCGTCGTCGGGGTCGATGTCGAGCCAGCCGTCCTCCCCGGTCCCACTCGGTCCGGCGAACGCCTCACGCATGTTCCACCACAGCTCGCTCCTCTTGTTGAAGAACCGAGGCTTCCCGTTGGCCATGCGTTGCGTAGCTGTCGCCCCACCGATGATGGGTACGACGGGGAATCCTTGCTCACGCAACATGTCCGTCACGCCACCACCCACGCCGACGTCGTCGATACAGACGACAGGGAAGGCAGCTCCGAGCTCGAGACCGTGCTTCACGATGGCCCCAGCGAACTCAGTGGTGGGGCCATAGGCGATGTCTTCCACCACCCGGCAATGGCCACCTTGACGGAGGATCAAGATGCTGTGGTCAGTGCCATACCGGGCGACGTCCGCACCGAACCTGGCCGCTGTCGGCACTGGGTTCATTTCTCGAACTGCAGCCAATGTGAGCCAGTGAGGATTGATCAAGGTGTCGGTGGTGACGACGGGGAAACGACCCCGCACTTTGCTCTGGAAGATGGGGCTGTTGACACCCCACCGCTTGATACGTTCCGCCACCCATGTCGGAGAAACGAGCAGGTCCTTGAGTTCCTCGGGGATCTTCTCGTCCGTCGGCGAGATCCCTTCACTGATCATGTAGCGCTCGAGGGCAGGGTGCTTGCGGACCTCGTCTCGGTTGAAGAGCGGTGACGTCAAGGCGTCGATGGGTACGACGTTCCACCCGGACCCCGGCTTGCACACTGCGTGGAAATGAGAGCTCGGGTCGTCAGGGTTCCCGATGGCGAGGACCCGAGCGTTCTCGTTCGTGGCGAGCGAGTCGACAGCATCATACAGCAGGCGTGGGATTCCGCAAGCCTCGTCCATGATGACCAGAACGTAGCGTGCGTGGATGCCCTGGAATCCTGTGGCGTCGTAGTCGGAAGGCTTGCGTCCGTAGGCAACGAGCTCGGACGCTCCACGCATGTGTCCGACCTTCCACTCGTTGGCACCGGTGACGTACCCAGGCAGGTCGGCCTTGCGGTGAGCTCGCCCGATCTCACGCCACAGAATTGCGCCAACCTGAGCTGCTGTGGGTGCGGTCGTGACGACGAACGCTTCGCCGAGAGGATGCGAGTCCAACCACCAAGCAGTCAGCCGGGAAGCAGTGTAGCTTTTTCCAACGTCGTGACAGGATGGTACAGCAGTGTACCGGTGTTCAACCACGGACTCCATGATTGAAGCCTGGTCCCGAGTGACCCACTCCTCCATCTTCTCCCGGGTCCAGCGCACCGGTTCGCCTTCGTAGGGATCCGGCGGAGGGTCGAGCCTGTCGGCGAGCGTTTGTGTCCAGTTGAGAGTGTCCGGCAAGGCAGCCTTCATGGAGAAGAACCTATCCTGCGAAGTCGGCGGTCATGCGACAATCCCCCAACCTGATTTGGTTGTCGGTGGTGGTGGTGCGGCGGCGACCGGGATGACGAACGCAAACACGATCTTCTCGTCGTTCCCACCGGTCACCGACGCTGACGACGTGTCGACCGTTGCCGTGGTCAACGTGTCCCACTCGTACAGGTCCATGCGCCCCCCCCGACGACGACGTCTGTCGTGACGTCCACCCGGACGGGGTCGTGTTCGCAAGCGTACCGGCGTCGTTGACGACGAACGCCAACACCCTGCCGTTCGTGACGGTGGGAGTCAACGCCGGGATGGTGGCAACCGTGGTCACCGAATCTTCCTGTGTGGTCTCAGCAGCCTCAAACAACGTCGACGTCGACACGTCACGGTACACGGCGACGATCGCACCGACGACCACCACAGCAACGGCGACGATCATCGGGCGACCGTCCACCCGAACACGCCGGGTTCCCAGACGTTCGCATCGGACCCAGTGTTCGTCCACGTCTGGCCCTTGCGGATCAGGACGTCAGTGCCGACCAGGCGGGCGGTGGTGTTGTTGGTGGCAGGCATCATCTTCCCTTATTGGATTGTGCTCGCAGCACGTTGATGGGGCGGAGCAAACCGAGAGGCATGATTCAGCCACTGAAACCGTTGAAGGTGTAGAACGAATCCGACCATGCGTATGGCGTGCTGCCGTTGCTGGCCCGAATCTGGATGTAGACGAAATCATAAGGCATTTCGTAACCACCATCAACCACGAGTGGCGAAGTGGTAGCGTTGGCCGTAGAGGTCTCCTGCACCGTGGCGGATGTGAGCCCACCAGTAGTCGAAGCGAAACGCCACTGATATTTGGTGATCGTGATTGAGGCGGTCGGTGCAGTGAAGGTGATATTTCCTCCTCCTTCGGTGAATTCGGTGTAAGTGGGGAAGGTTCCTACGGTGATGGTTGGGAACTCGTTGTTGGTCGGGATGGCTGAAACGTTTGCCGACCACGCACCAGTGCCAATGGCGTTGACTGCCGCAACACGATAGAAATATTCAGTGAGGTTGGTGAGGCCGGTGACGGTCTGGCCAGTGCTTGCCGACACCGAACCACCGGAAGCGGCCGCCCAGCCCGATGTTCCGTTGGGTGACTGCTCGACCACGTAGTCAGTGATGGCCTCGCCACCGTCCGCAGGGGCAGTCCAGGCGAGTACGACCTGGGTGCTGCTGGGTGTTGCGGTGACTGTTCCGACCTGAGCAGGCACCGTTGTACTACTGCCAGTGAGCGCCGAAGCGTACGTCCCGAGACTCATCAGGCTAGGTCTCCGACCATCTGCCAGGTGTCGGTGCCAACCTTCAACAAGGTTGCCCCCGAATGCTGCGCCCGAAACACCCTGGAGGGGGTGGCATTCACCGTCACACCCGCACCAAGAGCGACCGTCACGATCCCTGCCCCGATACCGATGAGGTCGAGTTCAGTGCCGGTCGGGAACGCCACCGACGAGTTCGGCGGGACCGTCACCGTGATGGCGGCAGCGTTCGAGGCGGTGATGACTTTGCCAGCGTCGGCCAGCACGAGCGTGTACGTGGTGCCCGTCTGGGCGTTGATCGTCTTCGACACGGCAGCCACATCGGTTCCGATGACCAACCCGAGGTTTGTGCGTGCTGCTGTTGCCGTGGACGCACCAGTGCCACCATCGGTGAGTGCAACATCCGTACCTCCCGGCTGGTAGGCGGAGTTGGCGAGTGTCCCTTGTGCTGCTGTGGCGAACCCCGCTGACGAGATCCCGTCAAGAAGATCAGCGTCAAGACCTGAACCAACACCGTCTACCGTGACCAGTTTGGCGAGAACCTGAGCGGCGGTGTCAGGACTGCCATCGGCACCGTCAGACCCTGCTGGGCCCGTTGGCCCAGTCGGCCCCGTCGGTCCGGTTGGGCCTGCAACGGTCGAATCAGCCCCGGTCGCTCCAGTTGCTCCCGTTGCTCCATCAGCACCAGTTGGTCCGGCAGCCCCGGTCGCTCCCGTTGCTCCATCAGCACCTGCTGGACCAGTTGGGCCTGCAACGGTCGAATCAGCACCTGCTGGTCCGGTCGCTCCGGCAGCCCCGGTCGCTCCAGTTGCACCATCAGCACC